AGGAAAGGCACCTGCCGGTGCAGCCCCTGGTCCTCGATCAGCGGGGCGATGACCGAGAGATCCCCGGAGCGGCCGAAGTCCATGCCGTAATAGCTCCTGGTTTCCGAGGGCAGGACCTGGAGAAGCGGCAGCAAATGCGTATTCAGCCATTCGTTGACTTCCGCCTGGCGCAGTTCGTCCGGTTGCTGGGCAAAGGTATCCGGGACCCGGTAGCGCAGGACCGGCAGATCCTCCATGCGAGCTTCGATGAGGGCTCGCGGCAGGAAGAGACCCCCGCTCTGGGAGGGGATACAGAACAGTTCCTCATCGGCCCCAGAGCCGTACTGCTCGATGATGGCTGCGCGCCAGGTGCGCTCGCTTTCCAGGCTCCATTCGATGCCCTTGATGAGGCAGACCCGCTGGTACAGGCCGTCGGCCAGGGCGTCGTCGAAGGTGGTGCGGTGTAGCTTGTAGGGGAGCTTGCCGGCCCGGATATCCAGGATGATTTCGTTGAAAGCACTATTGACCCCGTTGTGGGAGGATAACACCGCCACCCGGCCTCCCCAGATAAGCATGGCCAGGGCCGCCTTCATCAATCCCTCCAGGTCGTCGTGGAAAGCAGCCTCGTCGATGACGATGCGGCCCTGCTTGCCCCGCAAATTGGTCGGCCGGGAGCTGAGTGCCGTGACCCGGAAACCGGATGCGAACTTGATCTGGTAGGCCAGGATGTCGTGATCTTCATCCTTGAGGACGATTTCTTCCATCTCAGCGGCGGCGAGCTGGTAATGCCGGGCCCAGTCCCCCACGTCCCGTATGAATTCCTGGGCCATCTCCCGGTTATACCCGATGTACCAGGTATCGTCGCCGCGTTCGGCGGCCGCCGTCAGGGCGGAATCTGCCGCCTGGCACCAACTGGCCCCGATGCGCCTCGATTTCTCATAGACTTTCACGGGGGACTGATCGGCAATCCACCTTTGCTGGTAAGGAAGCAGCACCGGTGGTATTCTCATGATGCTATACCCAGGATCCGGGACCGGATCTGTTCCACGACCTGGTCCGTCAGGCCGCCGGCCCGGGCGACCTGCGTCACCTCTTCGGCAGCGATCCTGGCTTTTTCACGCATTTCGGTCATCCATTTCTTCTGCTGAACGCCGGCGAGAGTGAGTTTACTGATCATGGTTCCCAGGCCAGTCAGGGATATCTTACCTGGATCCTCCAGATCCATGAGCACCTCGAATGACTTTTGCTGCACCAGGCGCATCAAGGCATCTCCCATCATGTTCTGATCGTCGGGTACCGATTCGGCCACGGCCCGGGCCTGTTCGGTGGCGATCTTGAGCCTGGCCAGCCGTTCCTCGAATTGCTGGCCGTAGCGGTGGACACTGCTGTGACTGATGGAAAACCCGCGGCGCTCTAATTCCCGGGCCAGGGCCTGGTAGCCGGAAAAATTATTCTCAACCAGGGCCTTATCCAGCCAGTCCTTGACCTCGGGGGGCAGGGATCCGATGATACTGCGGCGGGGCATCGCTATAACCTCGGTGGACGAGCAATGCCGGCGGGAGTAGGGACCTCGTATTCCACCACATCCACCCCATACCCCGTCAGCTCCGCCAACCAGGTTCCTCCCTCCCGGCCGGAGAGGGTGATGAGCTGCTTGGATTCCAGGTAGTCCAGTTCCCGGCGAACTCCATCGGGCGTGATGGGCAACTTGATGTCTACCAGGGTACGCCAGATGAGCTGCTCCACTACCGGATAAGGGCGGCCGACATCCAGCACTCGCAGGATACGCCAGCGTGCCTCCTCTCGTTGGTGCCGGGCCAGGTCAATCGCGTCACTCATGCACTTGTCTCCTTAGCTCGTCAACCTTCTGGCAGAAGTTCATTTGCAGCTGATCGATCTTGCTTTCCAGGATGGTGACAGTCCGGATCCAATCCTCTCTGTGAACCAATTGTGTTTTCAACAAGACCAGCTCCTTGTCCAGCCGCTGGATTTCCAGCAACTGGGGCTGGATATTTTTCAACCGCTCGTCCAGGTTCTGGACTACCTGATTCAGGAAAAACCGGAAGACCCAGATCTGGCCGGCACTCCAGGTGGTCATGATGGCCAGGAATGCCCCTATCATTTGCCATTCCATCACGGCTTCATTCCTTCCTCGGCCATCTTGGGCTTGGCGATCAGCTTGTAACCAGTCTCGACCGCCAGGCGGAATTGTTCCCGGGTAAAGAGCAGGCGAGCTATCGAGCCGGCCTTGTCGTACAATTGACCCTCGACCAGTTCCCTTTTTCCGGGATCATCCAGGCCCGTCAGCTTGGCCGCTTCAAAAGCCAGTTGGCCGGCTAACTGCACCAGTTTATCCCATTGCTTGGCCCGCACAGCCATATAAGCCTGGCCGAGCAAGGCCATGATCCCGGCCAGGGCTTCCCAGTGATTGAACAGGAATTCCACGATCAGGCTCCTTTCACAAGATAGGGTGCTACACGCCGGCGCAATTCCGGCAGGAAGACATACAGATGTTTGCCCGGACAGGTGGTATCATTCAAATCCCTATGTCCCACCACCCGCTCCGGCGGAACCTGGTGCCGCCGGCAGAGGATAGCTACCAGCTGGACCAGGTTTTGCTTTTGAGCGTCGGAAGGAACTTCCTGCTGGAAGTTCCCCGTCAGGCAGATGCCCAGGCTATAAGTGTTGGTCCACCGGTTGTAATTAAAGCCTGCGGCATGAGCGCCGACCTGGTCGGCCGAGCGTCCTACCCGCAACCGGCCGCTCCCCTCGATGACATAGTGATACCCCACATCCCGCCAGCCCATCTGCAGATGCCAGCGGCGGATGTCCTCCAGCGTCGTATGATCACGGGCACTGTAGCTGTGATGGATGACAATGTAGTTGACCTTCACCGGATGATCTCCTATCTTCAGGATGGAGAGGCGGAGTGACCAGGTCTACTGACGCACGTCACTGACGCACGTCACTGACCGAAGTCAGTGTTCGGATCCTTCTTCATCTGCTTCAAAAGCCTGTAGATATGCGATGAGGAAAGGCGGAAGCGGCGGGCCAGTTGTTCCACAGTGGCACCCTGGTGATGGAACTTCAGGAGCTGCCGATGGATCCTGGAGACACGATGGCTGAATTCTTTGGGAAAATAGATTTGCTGGCCTCCCCAGTGCCTCCGGATATAATCGGCCACTTCGTCGCCGATGGCCTGGGCCTCGTCCTCCTGTATTCCTCGCCGAGTCAGGAGAAGCGACACGTGCACAGCCAGATCGGTCAGCAGTTCATGGCTGATGCGCTTCATCGGTGTAGTGCAATCTCCTGAGCCTCGGCCATCAACCGGGCTTTGTCCGGTATCTGGAGCGAGCGAGCCTTCCAGCCTGAACCGAAAGTGATCAGGCCGCGGGAGCGGAATTTCTTGAGCGTGCGTGTGACTGATTCCCGACTGGTGAATGCCATCTCAGCTATTTCCTGATGGGTCAAACACAAACCTGAATTTACCTGCCAGCACAAAATATGGGCCACCCGCAGAGGCATATACCCCTGCATCATCTCCTCAAGTTCAAAAATCTTTTTCAATCGCCGATGGTAAAGCTGGAGTGCTTCTTTTTCCAGATCGGCCGGCAAGATCTGGATGACAATGCTTTCTCGGGCAGCGATGGCAGTGGTCAACCGGGTGCAATCTGCCGCCAGAGCCGCTTCTTCCCCGAATTCCTTCCCGGGCAGAATCTGATCCACTACCCGAATATTCCCATCCATCGAAAGAAGGGCCAGCTTGATAAGGCCCTTCTGGAGCCGGTACATGGACAGGGCCGGCTCTCCTTGCAGGTAGAGGTGCTGGCCCCGCACCAGTGTCTGCTCGCCTCCGATATTCATGGTTTTTTTGCTGGAACATTCAAGGGCCGGGTTAACCAGCTTTTCAGAGCCTCGATGATGATGTTGGCCTGCTGAGCCGTCAGCCATTCCGGCCGCTCTACCTGCGTCATGCGTTTGCAGAAAGCAAACAAGCCCCGGTCGGATGGATCCTTGACGTGGCCGCTGCGGTGTAGCTCAGCCCACAAGGTGTGGATCTTCCAGGCCTGGCGGGCACCCGGAGATTGCTTGTCCGCCGGCAGAGAGCGGGATTGCCAGTGCAGGGTCTTGCGGAAATATCCCAGCAGTTTTGCCCGGCCCTTGTCATCCAGCTCCCGGGCGGAATCCACCCGGCCAACGCTCCAGAGGATGTCCCGATAGACATCCTCGTCCAGGCCCAGCTCCTTCCGGGCGATATGAATCTTGGCGAGGTCCTTTTGCCGTTCGTTCACTTGATGCTCCACCCGTCGATGTTCTGTTTTTCCAGGCGGTCTCTCACTTCTTGCAGCTCTGCCCGGAGCCGGGCGTTCTCAGCTTCGAGCTGACCGATCCGAGCCTTGGCTTCCTGCAGGAGCTGGGCCACCGTCAACGGCCCCGTATAACCGCGCTTGCCCATTTCTCAATTCCCCGCCAAAGGACTCAAGGCGAGCCGCTCTTTCTTGATGCGCTCCGCCAGGTCGATGATCTTGTCAGCTGCTTCCTGGACCTTCTTCATGATCACCACCTCGGAGGAGACACCCCGGGGGTTGATCAGCCGGAAAGCTTCCAGTTCCGATTCCGTCACGACGTTACTCATGGTTTCTCCCTCTTCTAAGCCATGTCCACCAGCAGGGGCTGGGGCGGTTCGGCCCCCAGTTCCAGGATGATCCGCCGGGCCTGACTGATGGCTCGCTGCAGTTGCTCCTCGGTGGCATAATCGTCCATCTTGGTGACCCCGCCGGCCAGGTGTACCGCCTCGTAAACGGCCGGGTAATTCCAGCCCTTGCCCTGGGGGATCTTGCCGGCGGCCACCAGCTCCTGGGACCGGACGATGATATGCTTGATCAATTGCCGCAGGTGGCTCTTCAGGGATCCCAGCTTGATCCGTTTCTCCTCCAGGAGGATGGCGGCTTTCCTGGTCAACTCTTCCGGATCCATGGCCGCCGTTTTGTCCTCGATGGCCCGGAGCCGGGTTTGTTGGTTGGAAAGTTCCCCCTTGACCTCGACGACCTGGCCGCTGAGCGTGGACATCCATTGGGAGGCAGTGGCCGCAAATTGAGCCAATGAATCTGTTTTGGCAGGAACGATGGCCAACTCCCCGCGCCGGCCGCCTTCGATGATGTTCGCCACCCATAGGCGAAAGCGCTTGCCAATTTCCGTCTTGGCCAGCGAGGCCAGGATCCAGATGCCGTGGTCGAAAACATAGATGACCTGGCGGGGTCCGAGACTGGGGGCAAATTGCCCCGAGTCAACAAACGGAGCCAGCTCATCCCAATGCCTCCTGATATTCTTGCGCACCTGGTGCCCGCGGTCACCATATCCCAGCAGTTGGCCCAGCTCATCCGCCGTCAGTCCCAGCCGGCCATCCTCATTCAGCCGGAAGTGGACCGGCTTGCCCTCGAATTCCTTGATGAGTTCATTCATCACCTCTCCTCCTTATCCCCAGGCCATCCACAAGATCCAGAGCAACCAGGCTCCCAGGAAGGCCATCACGGCACCCGTGATGAACGAGGCCCAATCAATGCCATAGCACCTGGGCGCTGTTGCTTTGGCCACCACAAAGGGTGGCAGGTCCGGTCTGTTCATGTTCCAGGGTTCTCCTTTCTTCCGATCGAACTGTTGGGACATCCGTTCCGACAACATTTGAACACCGATATCCGCATGGGATTGGTGGGGGCAAAAGGCCGGCCCTGCTCATCCAGGCAACGCTTCTTGCTGATATCTCCCAGGACCGGGCAGGATAGGGTTTCCTTGAGCAATTCCCCCCGGACCAGGGCTTCTAACCGACCTGTATTGCCCTTGTAAACACCCTTTAAAACCTGGTTAATCATCGAACCGGAAACTCCCAGCCGCTGAGCCGTCCGATGCTGGCTGGTCCGGCTGCATTCGGCGCGCAGGATTTCCAGCCAACTCGTCATGATGCTTCTCCAGAATGGTCGGCGGCCTCTGCCAGCACCTCCAGGCAATGGCTGATTTCCCGCTGGAAAAAATGCACCGCTTTCAGGTCGGGAACCCGACTGCGGCGCTCCTTTGCCAGCAGGCGCCGGCATTCCTGCACATAACGCTGAAGAGAATGCAGAGTCAGAGAATCCAGCATGGTGCACCTCCTAATCATTCCACCCCTTGACCGTTCTCTGTTTCCGGTGCTGTGCCGCCTGAGGGCAGGTTGCAAAGTGCGTCAGGTGACCAGCAGCCGGGTTGAATTGCTTCTCTCCGTTCCGGACCGAGAAGGCATTCACGGGGATTGACTTACCGCTGGCCGTGGGCAACCAGATGATGGGCTTGCCGCAGCTCCGGCATGAGTTTGCTTTCCTTCCGTTCTGAGATTCCAGGGCCGGCCCCGACGGTTGAGGTTCATTGAGCTTGAGTTCGATCAGCAGGGCCTTGTATTTCAGGGCCTCCCGCTTGTAGAAATCCAACATTGCCAGGTCCGGTTCCACCTTCTGTTTCTCTTCCTGGTAATTGGCCCAACAATGATCCGCATACCGCTGCAGCCATCTGATGTGGCTGGATTCAATCGGCAAGGAATACTCAATCTCTGACATCGGTGGGTTCCTCCCCGAAAACCTGTTTCAGATTCTGGTCGTAAACTTCATCGCTCCATTTCCTGGGCATGGGAGCAAGGGGCCCGGAATCCTGGACCAACCGGTACCGGATATGGCTACCCGGTCGGCCGACGTTCAAATGGGGTAAGCGGTGAAGATAACCGGCTCGTTCCAGCTTTCGGGCGTATTTGCGCAGATTATTGTGACTGATCTCCGCCGTAATCACGATCTGAGGCAGAGTGAAGATGCGGAGTATGCGCATGGATTGCCAGGCCCGGGTCTGTGCCTTGGCCCTGGATACCGTCCGGACTTGTCCCTTGACCCCGGACATTGGATTTAAGCTCCAACCGTTACCCGTACCGGGGCCTTGCCGTTCGGCGGTTGCCCCAAGAATAGCGGCCGCCTGGCCCAGCTCTTGGCCGCCACGGCATCCCAGCCCTGAGCCTTGGCCAGGGCCTCGATGCGGGCCAGGCCCACCACCATCAAGCCGATCGACCCGTTGGCCTGCTGATGCAGGAACTTCAACAGGTCGTCGGCGATATGCACTTCACAAACGGTGTCTGCCAGGATGCGGGCATCGTCCAGGTCCAGCGGCAGGAATTCCACCCACTGGCTGATACGCCGGGTGAACTGTTGCCGGCGGACTATCTTCTTATCTAGCCCTTCCATGCCGATGATGACCACCGGTATGCCGGCCATATCATGGATATCCCGGAGGGTCTCGATCATCTTCAGGTTCGGAAGCAGGTAATCAGCCTCATCCACGAATAACGGCCGGTTGGATTGGGCCAGATCCTGAATGATGTAGTTGACATTCTGGGCCAGCCGCCGGTAAGGAGCCGCTCCCAGCTCGAATATGATTGCTTCTACCATGGAAAAAGGCGTCCAGGTGGCCAGGGCACGGACGAAGACCCCATTGGTCTGGTTGGCGAGCCACGCAATCCCAGTTGTCTTGCCGGATCCGGTGAAGCCATGGACCAGGCCCAATCCCGGCAAATCCAGGTCCCGCCCCTGCAATGCATCAAATGCCAGTTTCAATCGCTGGATATTGCTAACGTGAGCCAGTTTGTGTTTCATGATCCCTCCTTATCCTTGTGCCAGGCGGTCCTGGCGCACCCATTCATACCATTCCAGCAGTGATTGCCCCTGCGGCGTCTGCTCGAAATGCCGCATCCAGGCCGCTTCCACTTCCGTGACCTGCGGCTGTTTCCGCAGCCGTTCATACCGCTCCCAGGGCTCCTCCCAATCGGGGGGTTCCTGCCAATCGATGGCATCGGCCAACCGGCGCTCTTCCTCCGTCAGCGTGGCAAAGCGGACCGGACGGTTTATAGAAGCAACCGCTTCCGCCGCCGCCTGCAGGCCAGGGGAATCGTGCGCAATGCTGGGACTGGGGAACAGGGCCAGCTTGCCGGATGCCTGGGCCTTGGCGCGGAAGATCTCATCCACCACCTCGTCGGTCTTGATGGCTTTGGCCAGTTGCTTGAGGGCCTGACGTTCCTCTTGTACTCGCTTCTTCTGCAACTCCCGGGCCTTGGCCGCTATCTCCTGCCGGCTGATGCCGGTGCGCTCCGGACACTGCGCCAGGCAGACAAAGCCATCATCGTCAAACACATAGATATAGCCAAGGTCCTGCGGGTCGAAACGGACATGCACGGTCTGACCGACATAGGCTTCCAGCTCCGGGGCAATGAACCAGGCCCAGTCGATCTGAATTCCCTTTTTCTGCACGGTGCGCAGGCCGTTGCCAGGGACTTCCGCCAGGAGGATGTCCAGCGCCCGCTCGTCCTGAATGCGGCGCACCGGCTCTCGCCAGCTGGCGGCCCGGGCAAATGGTGTCTCGTTACCCAGGCCGCTATGCGGCCGGTGGTGGTAAATGGTCTCGCACCAGCGATCGCAGAACTCCTGCAGCTCGGCCGCCGACATCTTGATCTCGAAGACCTCCCCACGCTTCATCAACCGATCGGCAAACGACTGCCGAGCCCGGATGGCCTCCCGGTCTGCGACGTTGTGCCCGATGTATCCGGCCAGCAGCTCGACCACGTCGTGGGAAAATGTCCGGAAGAACCGCTCGATGAAGGGCTTTTTCCACGGCTGGAAAGGCGGACAGAGTTCCTGCTGGATAGCCAGGCCGGCCAGGCATCGCCGGATATGGTGACTGACATAGTCCTGCCCGTTGTCGGTCTTGATGGTTTCGGGCACCCCCCAGTCCAGGATGGACCGGCGTATCAGCAGCGATACCGCCGTGGCCTTGCTCGTCTTCGATACCAGGATCTTGGCCCGACGGCTGTATACGTCGATGCAGCCGATGAGTGTATGCCGGCCGTCGGTGAGAAGGACATCCGCCGGTGTTGAATCCATCTCCCACCGCTGGTTCAATCGGATCACGTCATCGCCGGCGCCACCGAAGGCCACCATGTACTTGGATTTCCACTTGTCGGGATGGCTGACAGCAGTGATGGTCTGTTCATTCTGTTTCCGCCAGCACTGGATCCAGCGCTGTAGCGAGCGCAGGGCCGGCAGCTTCACGCTGTCGTCCTGCCCGAATCGGGCCTGCAAAGCATCCAGGATGTGATGGGCCCGGCAGTGCGGGGTACTCGTGATCATGCCCAGCACGAACTCCTTGATAGCCGGCTGAGTGTCAATTTGCCCTGTGCCTGCCCTGCCCCGGTGGGGATTAGCCAGAGCTGTGATGCCTTCCTTCCGCAGTGCCCGCCCCCATCGCTGAAGGCTGGAGGCGCTGATCGCCGGGATGAGGCCCCGGACCTCGGAATGGATATCTACCTGGCCGGTGTTGTAAGCCTCTGCAAAGATGGGCCCGCTCCTAGTGGAACTGAGGTATCGCTCTTGTCGGAATGCCTCCCAGGTCTGGAGAATTGCCAGCTTGGCATCCACCACCTGCTGATCCTTGCCAGTCAGGCTGACAGCTTGGCGCAGACCATCCTCCCGTTGGACCTGTTCCCGATTATGCCTGGTCTGCTCGACCAGATTGAGCTTCCGGCTCTCGAAGGGAACGGCAGTGCTCGGGGCCGGAGAGGATATCCCCTCCAGCCCGAGATCACCGCGGACTGGGCCTTCAGTACAGTACGTAACCCCGTCACCGGGGGACACTCCGACAGGCGGCTGACCTATCCCCGATTCGAGCGGGTATGTGCCCCCGCCAGGCACTACATCAAGCGAATCAGGGCCCTTGTCCTGGCCGGTGCTCCAAGGATCTTGCGCCCGCTGCAATAGTTGTTGCTGGATGTCTTCCGGAAGGACGCTCACCGGGTATTCCCGACCGCCGCCTCTTCCGTACCGCTTGCGATGTGGCCAGCCTTTGGCACGAGCCATCTTGTTCACTCCCCTCTTCGTGTGGGGGAACCCATCCAGTGCCAGGGCCGCCAACGTCCGAGCGGAATACCACTTTTCACCATTTGAAGTCGCATAGCACATCAGTCTTCTTCGGGGGGTATCCTGGAAGCCAGGCTCAAGAGGGCGATCTGTCCAGCTTCATCCACCCCTTCCAGGGTCAATCCCTCACCAGCAATTCTTTTAAGAACTCCCTGAGCATCGCGGATGGCATTCAAGACCTGAAAAAGGCGCTCGCACAGTGCCTTGTCCGTCTGGTTCTTAATAAGGATCTCTATAATAAGGGCCGGCACCCCCAGCTCGTCCGATACCCGGTCCACCTTCTCCCACCGGGCCCGCACCTGCTGGTTCTGCTGGAGAAGCTCGGGCAATCGTTGGAGCGATTCCTGCCGCAGGGTGTGCTCCTGAACGGTCCGGCGGTATCGTTCAGCTCGGGCCTGGGGATCCTTGGGGGCTGACATCGCTGGTCGATTCCTTGCTCTTGATCGGGTTAAGGTCGAGTAAGGCGGGCTTGGTTACATCTCCCTTGGTGAGCGAATATGCTCGGAGGCAAGAGGGATTGAGAATGAACGCCGTCCTCGACGGGGGTGATTTCGTAAATCCCTCCGCCTATCCCCCAGGGGATAACGCGGTGGCGGCGGGGGCCGCCGGGGTGGTCATCATCTTCGCTTGCTCCTTCTGGACTATCAGTCCGATTCTCCATCTTTATTATTCCGGACTGTCAGTCCGATGTCAAGCAGTTTTTTGATGATCTATCAGTTTGGCAGTAGATATTCGCAGCACTTCGGAGATCCTGATAACAAGCTGAAGGGGCGGATTTACCTTTCTACCAGTCTCCAATCTGTATATGTAGTCTTCGCTTACGCCGATGCGTTCGGCCAATTCCTTGCGACTCACACCTTTTCGCTCTCGCATTTCTCTAAGCTTTTCCATAAACTGACTCCAGGACCAATGGTCCACATAGACCCGTGCTTTGATTATATCTGGACTGCTAGTCCGTCGTCAATAGGACTGATTGGTTCTGTGACTTTCGGACTATTAGTCCTATGATCGGGACGAGACTCTCAAAAGCGATGTTGATGGTAAAGGCAAAATACGAATACCCTGGAAATTTACTTAAGGTCGCCAGGGAGAGGAAAGGTCTGACTCAGGGACAAGTTGCTGCGTTGGTTGGAGATTTAGACGAGTCATATATTGGGCGGATCGAGAGAGGCGGACGGCGGCCGAACCGTGACCTTGTCATTGCTTTGGCAGAAGCCTTAGGCACAGACCCAAACCCGATCCTTCTCGGCTATGGCTGGGCGCCAGTGGACGAGAGCCCGAAATCCCGTCTGGAAGAGTACCGCCAGCTCATGCACGCCC